CCTGAAGATGTTATCAAGGCGCGTCTTGAAAAGATGACATCGACACTTCGCGCTGAAAAGATGGATGGCGTTGAAGTCACAGATGATGATGTGATTGTTGAAGGTAAGTCAGTCAAAGAAACGGTAGTGGGCGTTCTGTACATGGAGCGCAGAGTAGTTGAATACATGAAGTTTCTTGTGCCGGAAACTGGTGATTTGGAAAATATCACCTATGAAGAAATTGAAGCAGAGTTTCCGTTGCAAGTGCAGTTTGAATTGCTTGAATCTATTACCAATGCAATTCAGCCCGGATACAAAGACGCTAGAAAAAACTAACTAGGGATGTTTGCCAGCAAGCCAGAGCGTATGTTTTTGCTCATGGTGGGCATCCCGACAACATTCCATCGGACGATATGCGTAATATCGAAATTATGGTTAATGATGGGCTGTTGGGGCAGAAGTCTCTGCTACTAGCATTGAGCGCCTTGGCTACAGGCAACCTCAATTCCAAACTCAAGAAAGATGCGTCACCGTACAAGATGGCAGACATACTGCCATTGGCGCATGAGTACATCGTTCCAGAATTGACCGCAGAAGAAAAAGCAAGGCAGGTCAACAACAGTCTATTGGCTTTCGCGCAAGTGGCTCCCGGCGCACCTAAGAAGATTCTCAATGGATAGCATTTCGTTCAAGACGGAAGGCTTTGCTGAACTTGAGGATCAACTTAAGGCATTGGCTGAAGGCTATCGTTCCGATCTTGTGGCAAGAAACACGCTAGTCAAAGCAGTGAAGGTGGCAATGGAGCCAGTGCTGCAAACAGCGCAGGTTCGCGCACCTTACGATGAAGTTCATAACAAGACCGGCGTTCACTTGCGCGAGACATTGCGGATTGATGGGCGCATACCATCCGATAAAGACAAGATGTCCGAGTATGTTAAAGACACAGATTCTGTCATCGGCATTGTGTCTGCAAAAAAGTCTGCTGTATCGTTATCGCAAGAGTTTGGCAATGCAAGAACTGCCGCGCAACCGTTCCTTCGCATTTCGCTAGAAACCAATATGCAAAAGGTGCTATCCATACTAAAATCGGAATTGGCGTTTTTGATTCCGGTGTACGCTAGGAAACTGAACAAACGAGGCATTAAATAATGGCTAGTCAAAACATCGCCCGATTGGGTGTCGTTCTTGGACTTGATACCGCAGAATTTTCTGCCGGTATTGATAAAGCCATTTCTGAAAACAAGAAACTCAAGACTCAGATTCAGCGGGAATCGAATGCCGCAGCTAAAGAAATTGTTGCGCTTAAATATGCCACTGAAGATTACAACAAGTCATTAACTAAAACAGAGCAAATTCAGCGAGAAATTACTTCTGGAAAGTTTGCCAATGCCGCGCAAGAATTAAAGAATAAGTTACTTGAACAGGCCAAGGCTTATGATGCTGTTGCAGCATCTGCATCAAAGGCTCACGCCGTTCAAGGCGGTCTAGGAACGAATGCATCTACCGCTAACGGTCTTAACGCGCAACAGAAGGCCGCACTAGGCTATCAGACCACTGACATTATCACTGGCCTTGCTGGAGGCCAGAACCCTATGCTGGTGCTGATCCAGCAGGGCGGTCAACTCCGCGACCAGTTTGGCGGCTTTGTGCCGTTGTTCCGAGCCATTACATCGGTCATTACTCCGATGAATGTAGCCATTGTCGCGGCTGGCGTGGCAATTATTGGAACTGCCTATGCTGTATATCAAGCCAAAGAAGCACTTAAAGAATTCAATAATACAATTGCTTTGACCGGCAATTATGCAAACATCACTTACGATCAATTCAGGCAAGTATCTGTTGAACTAGGCAAGTTTGCGGAAATCAGCACCGGCAGTGCCAATGACATTTACAAGGCATTGGTTGCGTCAGGACAATTCACTTCCAAGGCGATTGGAAGCGTTGCCAAGGCAATTGCTGAAGTCAGTCGGCTTAGTGGCGTACAAGCTAAAGAAGTGGCGCAGCAACTTATCTCATCGTTTGATGGGTCTGCTGCCAGTGCCGCCAAATTAAACGCGCAATATCATTTCCTTACTGCATCGCAATATAACCAGATTGAAATTCTGGAAAAGACAGGCAAAACACAGGAAGCTATTAAGTTAACTGCTGATTTGCTTACTCAAGCACTAGAAGGGCAAGCCGCAAAACTTAGTATTGCTGAAAAAGCATGGCTTGGATTTAAGAATATGGTTGCCAGTGCGCTGGCATTGTTTGATGAAAAGACCACGCTAGACAGAATAAAAGAACTTGATAAGCGCATTGAACAATTACAAAAGTCTCTTAGCAAGTTAACGCCACAACAAATTGAAACAGTTAAATTTGCACAGGATTTAAAAAAGGCGTTAGATGACGCTATTGCTCAAAGAGAAAGCTATCAAAACAGCCTAAACAAAGCAACTGAAGAAGCTAACAAAAAAGCTGAAGATGCGGAGAAAAATTCTACAGAAATAAGGAACCGCATTGCTGCTGGTGGTTATGACAAAGAACAATCACTTGTAGCGCAAAACGCAAAGATTAAAAATGACATTGCTTTCCAATCCGCAGTTTATGGGGCTGGCGAAGTTGAACGCTTAGAAAAAGAATCCTATAAGAAAATGGCAGATGCGTATGCTGAATACATCGCTGCCAACAAGAAGGAACTTGGTGTATTCAATTCCTTGCGGCTAGAGCAGTACAGGTTAACGCTGCAACAAATTTCCCAATGGGAAACGCAATCTATTCAGGCCATTTCTGACCGTGAATACAAGGCTGCAAAAGACAAACAAATTACTTCCAAGGAAGAACTGGATAGTCAGATTGAACGAATCAATCTGTACAAACAGAATATATTTATTAGTGAGCAAGACCTTAATCTACAACTTGCTAAACTAAAAACGCAACAAGAAATTGAGAAAATCAATCGCACTGCGGGGCTTACTGATAAGCAACGAGCAGAACTTATTAAGAATGAAACTGACCTACTGAACAAGCGATTGTTGGTTGCCAATAGTGAAGCCAATAGATCAGAAGTCTTGCGACTAAAGCAAAGGCAAATCTCGGATCAAGAATCTCTTAAGGTTGAGGAAGAAAAGCTAAGAATCTACGAAAAGAACCTTCTCATTTCTGATGCCGATTATCGTATTGAAGTTAGCCGCCTTGAAACTGCCAAGAAAATTGCCGAGATTCGGCAGAACGAAAAGATTGGCGATCCGGGCGCAAGGGAACAATTGGCGCAGCGCGAAGAAGCTATGCAGCAACAGCGCGAATCAATTATTCAACTTTCCGAACGGTTGAATGTTCTTCGGGATGTAAACCGCGCCGTGTTTCAGGACATGGAAAACGCTATCGTTAATTTCGTCAAGACCGGCAAACTTAACTTTAAGGCGCTGGCGCAGTCCATCATTTCAGACATCATGGCGATCTATGTCAAAGCGCAATTCCTCCAGATGTTCAAAGGTGCTGGTGGTTTATTTTCCAGTATGTTTGGTGGCGGCAGTTCGGCGGCTGGAGCAATAGGAGATTTCCCTAGCATCCCAATGGCAGCGTCTGGCGGCTACATTGATGGCCCTACTTTGGTAGGTGAAAATGGGCCTGAGATATTTATGCCAAGGAGCGCGGGAACGGTCATTCCTAACCAGCGTATGAATGACTTTCAGTCTGCCCCGCAAGTGGTCTACAATGGCCCATATATAGCGCAGATGAATGCGATTGACACGCAGTCGGCTACACAATTCTTGTCCAAGAATAAGCAAGCTGTCTGGGCGGCTAATCAGTCTGCATCGCGTGGCGTACCTGCGAGTAGAGCATGAGCCTCAATACCATACTAAGCATTAGCGAGTCTGTCGGGATCAACGATCAGCGATTCGTTGGGCAGGTGGTATCGCGCAACCAGCGGATCAGCACCAGCGAGATTCTGACGGTAGTTCCGTTTGCCTTCGACATGAAGCCGATGAACTACCTGCTGTACTCGCAGAACCGTTCATTGTTAAGTAGTCTGCGGATTCCTGACAAGGCATTGGAGCAGTACCTTAATTTTGGCACTACTGGCTGGTCGAACTATATCGAATATCAAGGCGATATGACCAGCGTACAGATTGATGCCTGTGAATGGCAAACATCATCTGCTAACAAAATTTTGGTACTTGGTTCTTTGCCGTCTATCAGTAGTAGTGCATACATTGTGCGAACTGGAGATTTCTGCCAAGTCGGACGCTATGCGTACATAGCAACTTCAGATGTAACGCGAGGCGCAGGTTCAACTGTCAATATCCCAGTACATCGCAACCTGATTACTACTTTAGTGTCTCCGGTGGGCGCGGTCATAGGCGAGTATGGAACTACTATAGCGTTGGGCGGCGATAATTACATCGGCACTACTTTTCCGGTAATTTTGCGCGAATATCCTACCTATACTTTGATGCCGATGACCAATGACAGTTACATTCAGTGGTCAGGATCATTCCGAGCG